AAGTAGCAGTAGCGCCAACGCTTACAACTCCATGTGTGATTGCCATTTGTTACTCCTTCTAAAAGGGCGACTATTTCTAGCCGCCCCTCTAGTTTACTTTACGTCCTCAGTATTAAGGACTTTGGCCTTAGTTTCTTTCTTAGGTGTTTCTATTTCTTCGGTTGTAAGAAAAGTTAGATAGCGCATACCTTCTAAAGATTTAGCGTTTCTCCAGCCACTTACGTCTAAAACTGTGCCTGATGGTAATAGTTTGCCATCAACAGTCATTGACTTTAATAGTTTCGCTTTCATTTTATGCTGTGGTATCAATCCAGCAATATGAGAATGTTGCTTCTGCTTGGTTGATTGAACCAGCAGTTGGATTGTATAGATAAATCGAAACTGTGTCAGCGGCTGTTACTGCAGCACCAGCGAAAATCAAATCATCATTTAAGTCTGATGGTGGGTTTACGATAATGATGTCAGTTGTAGCAGCGCCAGTTAATGTAAAAGTTGTCGCACCGCGAGTAGTAGCGTTAATAGAAGCAGGGTCGATTGCTACTGTTCCGAATTCAATACCATAAACAGTATCGTTATCGCCAATTTGTAGTGCTCCGACTGCCGCTTCGCCTTTTGTCAGTCTGTTTACTTGTGCCATTTTGTTCCTTTTCTATGAAAAGAGGGAGAGCCTAAAAAGACCCTCCCCCTTAAGTTTACTTAATTAAGCGACGATTGAAGTCCAGAAATAACCAAGGTCAGAACCAATTACTTTATTGTCGAAAGCCATTTCAGCCTCAACACGCTCTGCCTTTAGAGATTCCATACGGAATGAACTTACGCCAATAGTTGAACCGATTCCACCTGAAACACCTGTCCATGAGAAGGTATATCCAGCAGAAGGAGTCAATAGTCCTGGGCTTGGAGCAACGTAGGTTAGAAGTGCACCTTTGCCGTAAGCAAAATCATATGCGCCTGTAGCACCTTCGTTGTTTGTAGCCTTAACTGCCTTAGCAACAAGAACTCTTGGAATATCAAACATAGCAGCAATCATGTCTGCTGTAATTGTTTGAGATGAAGTGTACTTGATACGGTCGACTAGGTCTGGGTGATTCTTCAATTGACGGAAGGTTTCATAACCAAGTACAAGAGTGTTTGGCTCCATACCAGTTGTGCTAAGGATATCGCTCTTAGCCTCTTCGATGTCATTGATTGGGTCTGAAGATGAATAATCTGACCACTGTTTTGTCTGTCCTGATGATGGTGCACCTGAAACACCAGTGATGTCAGTTCCCCATACGCCAGTTGTAAAGAAGTCTGAAACGAACTGCAATTCCTTACGAAGAAGCATGCGGTGAGTTACGAACTCAGTTGCCTCTGAAAGTGGATTCAAAGGAGCATCTGCGTTAGCAACTGTTTGGTCGCCTACATCTTTGTGGAAGGCATATACATCGGCAGAATAAGTGCCAGTGGTTAGGTTGTAACCTGAACCTGCTGACTCTGTTCCATCTGCACGGCGTTGAGCCTCATCACGGAACCAGTCGTTCTTTGTGTATACAAAGTACTTATCTGATTTCTTGTCTACTGGGACAACTGGGAATACTTTGTCCGCAATAAAATTTTGTTGATTTTGTAGATAAGCGACTGAGATGTTAGTCAGAATCGCGTCTACGTGAACTGAATTGATATTTGGCTGTGGCATTTTTTATACGCTCCTTATGCTGCTCTACCAGGGTTAGCGCAATTGATTACAGCAGTCACGATGTTTCCATCAGCGGCTGATTCTGTAAGTAATGTGCCAACGACATATTTGGTTGTGTCGGTTCCAGCAACTAAGGCAACTGCCTTACCTGTAGATGATGTTCCTACAAGTGCGCCTTCTCCTATTGCTGCTCCTGCAACAATCTTTGTACCGCCTACTACAAGCACTTCTGCTTCTTGTCCTGCGGTTGGAGCATTTTGTAGTACGCCAATTGGGATATCAGTGGCTGCGGCTGCTGCTGCTGCCTGTCCTGATGAATCCAATTTGACGAAGGTGTATTGCTTCGCAGAAAGGTCAGCGGCTGCTACCAGCGTTACCTTTACGGAATAATTACTAATTTCGTATGCCATTTTTAAGCACCCTTCTCACTTAGATATTGTTGGTACAGATCAGGATTAGACTTAACGGCATTAGCAAATGCTTGTTCGAAAGTCATTCCATTTTTTTGCTCAGTTGCAGACTTTGCTAATGAAGTTAATTGCTCATAAGCGTCACCTGTTGCAGGTGTAGCACTCTTGCCGATTTCAGCAAAAATGTTTGCTGACTCTGCTTGTGCGTTAACTGAATTAAGTGCGTCTTCAACTGACTTTGCTAACTCTTCGTTAATTTCTGCTAATTGACGAAGGGCTGGTCCAACCTTTTCAGCATCTAGGCCTAGGAATTTCCAAGCCTTTGCTTTTTCAATTGCTTCGGTATTAGCCCGAGCAACTCTCTCTGACTTTAGAATTTCTTCTGCAGTGTTAGCACGAGCGGTTGCTTCTTGTGCTGATTTCTCCAAATCTTCCAACATCTTACGAAGTGGCTCTGGAGCCTCTTTTACTAATGCAGCAGTATCAACTACTACTTCTTCGTCCTCTGACTTCTTGAGTTTCTTGTTAGCCATTGCTAATTCTTCCTCAAGCATTTTGATTTTATTCATCATGTCGTCATAGGACATTTGTCCTTTAGCCTTATCTACTTCTTCAGTAGATAGAACTTCAGGAGTTACTTCCACGTTATTGTTTTCTGACATGGCTTCCTCCTCAGTCCCTTTCTGGAACTCGTTTGAGTTATCTTGATTATTGCTTAGGTCTGAAAGAAGGTCGTCCACGCCAGTTAAATTCTCTGACTTGATGACTAACCAACCTTCATGAAGGTGAGCAGGATGGTCGACGCCACTAGTTTCCTCAATGTTGAGACCAACCATTTTGCGGGCCTTGGCCATACTTCTCCTTTTCATCATAGATAGTTCCTATGTACGTGGTTCTATCCCGATAATCAGAATAATAACACACGATGGTCTTTAGTTTAGCGAGTAGTTGGCTTGATTTCAGGCTAGAGGATTTGATTGATTGTTGTGTTTTGTGTTCTTGAAATCTAGGGTCTTTTTAACAAAACAATCGTTGCAAATTACTAGGGTGCCCCATGCCTGCCCGCCAAATTTAGGGTTAAAAATACGCCCGCAAAAGGGGCAAGGTTTTGGACTAGCCATTGACTATTTAAGACTCACTTAACTGGTCCGCCTACAATCCAAGCATCACAAGTTCTTTTAGCAGCGCACTTAAAATCAAAAGCCTCGCAGTAGCCAAGGTCGCCAGCCCTAGTTGTATCCCAAGCATTGGCAGCGGTATCGCCTGTTTGTAATCCTTCTTTAATACAATTTAACATTTTTGGGGTTTGAATAAAGGCAGCGCAGTTACCGCATACAGATTTCTTAGCCTCAGCGACTGTTGTATCCCACCGCTCGGCTTTTTTCTGCCAAAACTCACTATTAGGCTGATTAGGATTTAATGGGCCGTAAGCCGCTTTATCAATAGCGCTCTCTCTATTTTCTAAATTTTTTTCTACATCCGTAGTCGCAATAGGGCAGCCTTCTGCCTTATTAACTGAAAACTTATTTACAGTTAACATTACTCCTCTTCTGAATTCCTTAAAGGGAAAGTAGCGACCCAAAGTACGCTACAAAGAATAATAGCATAACCGACGACAGTTTTGGCAGAACCATCTAGGACTACCCAAGCAACGAACATACCTAGTAGCGTCCAAATTTGGTTAGCAATATCTGAGAACCATTTTTTCATTACAATCTCCTTCTATAAGTCGCACTACCTGCAATTGCGGCGGTAGCAGTTGCTTGTACGGCAATACCGCTTACGATAACGGCAGCAACAATCGTTTGTTCTGACTCAGCCCGCTCTGCGTCAGACATATCGGCTCCAATGTTTCCTAAAGCCATAAAAACTTCAGCAGGGTCGTTAAAGATTCCGCTTAGTAATTCTACTGGACTCTCTAGCACAAGTAATGCTGCGGCTACTTCAGCAGTAATAACTACGGCATTTCCATTTTCATCTTGCCTAATTTCTACAGGCGTAGCGGGAGGCAAGTCTTCATAAGTGATACCTGCGTTTGTTAAAGTTTCAGCACTAATTGGCTCTCCATTTGCTTCTTCTAGCAAGGCCTCAGCGATTAACTCAACATCGGCCTGACTTAATTCACCGTCTTGGTTCAAGGACTCTACTAAATTATCCACATCTTCTGAGGTAACAGGTTCTTGGTTTTCTTCAAAGACGCTGGTAGGCTCTTCTGAGTCTTCGATAGGAGTTTCAATTGGTTCTTCCAACAGATTTTCTTGCTCTAATTCTTGTGTCGGTTGTTCTAGTAACTCTTCTGGTACTGGTTCGTCGTCTAGCAGAGATTCCTCAGCGTCTAAAGTATCTGTTATGGGCGTGTCAGGTTCTTGTTCTGGTGTCATGGGCGATGGCTCTTGGCTTGTATCTATCTCAATAGGAGTAGGTGATGGAAGTATTATTGGCTCTGGCTGACTTTCTGGCGACGGTGATGGAGTTGGAGTTACTGGTTGCTCAGTACTGGTTGAGTTTGTGGGCGGGTTCGTTGTAGCAGTTGTTCCGTCCACATTTGAAGGATTAGTTGTAACAGTCCCTGTATCTACTGTTACTGTATTAGTGTCTTGCGCACTAGGACTTGTATTGACTGTAGCCGTATCAGGGCTAGCCGTTGCCGTATTAGTTTCAGGTAAGTTGATTAAGTTACTACTAAGCGTGTAACTACCAGTAGGCGTACTGCCGTTTGCCATATAATTGAAAGAAGTCGCTCTTATCGTATATGTATCTGCTTCTAAAGTTCCTATTAGTTTGGAAGCGAGGAAGTTATTTTCCGCATTGTGGTTGCTATCGTCGTCGTGCCTGATAACAGTCCCGCTATCGGAAGCAACGCCTCGATAAAGAGTAATCCATGAATCTACCCAGTCTGTTCTGACGACAGTCTGACTATCTATAACCTCAGTTCGAGGCCCAGTATTTGTGTGTATGGCATAGGCCGTAGTCGTATCGACATTGACGACAAAGTCAACATAAGGGGTTTCAGGTGTAAGTTCTACTATTACGTCATCAGCAAATGAGGCTATAGGTGTCAGTATCAACCAGCCAATAGCAAAAAAAAGTAAATTTATATTTCGCAACCTGCGCAATTAAGCACTCCATTAAGTTAGTTCCAATAACTTAATGCTTATTATCGCATTACTACGTTGTTAATTAGGGTTGAAACCGCTTTATTACTTTGCGCCTTTACCTGCTTGTAACATTCCATTGATTAAACCTACAGCCCTAGCAGTTTCTAATAGAAAGCCGTCACTTGGCATTTTGCCTTCATTGACTGCCTTGTCGGTCATATCTATCCAACTATTTGCTGCGTTGAAAAGTTTGTCATCTGTGCTCTGTGCTTGTCCTTCTTTCCAACCTCGCACGTAAGCAGCATTACTTTCTTTTCGGTCTAATCGACTAAATAATGCCTCATCTAATTTATCTTTACCTGTAGTGCGGAAAGGCATTGCACTTGGAGCAGATTGCGATGAACTTGCTCTGCCGCCTCCTTTTCTGCCGTGGGAAGCCTGATTGTGGCTTCCATGCTTATTTACTAAATTTTTTTTCAATGCTCTTTCGTCTAACTGGTCGCTGTAGTCGCGCAATTCTCCTAAAGCACCTCTCAAAGTACTTTGTAATCCTTGTACTGAATTATCTCCATTGCCTAATTCATTTATTGCATCTTCTAAATGATTTTGAGCCCTAGTTACATCGCCGATATGTGTGTCGAATAAAGCGTCAGTATCTACGGGACGGCTGGCTTCATCTACCGAAGTTCTCGCTCTTCCTAAACTATCTTGCGCCGTTGTTACGTACTTTATTTGTTCTTTTATTTGGTCAGGTGCTCTAACATTTCTATTTTGCCTTGCTGCTCCATCGAGCCCCCTACTTATTCCTAATTCATCTTCTAAGTCTGTCAATACCTCTTCAAATTCTTCATCCGCTCCGAATAACTGTTCGTCAATGTCTTCCATTAAAGCGTCGTCATATCCAGCGTCATAATACTTTTCAGAATCATTTGGTTTAGCCGTTGCACTTGCGCCTCCTGCCCCCGCAGCACCTTTACCTCTAGAGCCAGCATGAGTCTTTTGATTATGACTTCCGTGCTTTAATAATTGCTCGTCAATGGACTTAGTTAGGCTCGACATTTTATGTCCTACTTGAATATCAGTTTCCTTGCCATCTCGGTATAACTGAATAAGCACGGCAGGATTATCTTTTTCACCCTTAATCTTAAACTTGCTGTTTGGAATATCTAAAGTGCCGTAATCCATTACATGAATAACTTTACCTGTCGCTCTACCGCCTGATGAATTCCATGAAACCATATCTCCTTCTTTTAAGGACTTGGCTTTATTAAGTGCAGAATTATAGAGAAACATTAGATAGTCGTATCTATATCGCCATAATCGTTGGCTACTTGTATGGCTGCGTCTGCGTAACCAGTAACAAATGCTTTATCTAAAGCGCTATTGCGAGGCAACTGTATATCTTTTTTGGCTCTATTCATCGTGCTCTTCAACGCTGCCAATTCTTTAGGTTTTCCAATTAAATCTCTTGCGTCTTGATAACCTTTAATAACGCCTTTACTTCTTTCAATTGCTGCCGCAAACCCTTTGTTTGGACTTGCTTGCATATTTTTTAATTTTTCTTTAGCACCGCTAATCATGTTACCAACAGCCTCTTTAGCGTCTACTGCTGCATTTTTGGCGTCGACTAAAGGACCTTCGTTAGATAACGAGCCATTCGAACTCGCTCCGCTACCTTTACTGCCTTTGCGGCCATGACTGGCTTGGTTGTGAGAGCCATGCTTAGCAACGAGTGAAGGATTCGTAGTTTGTTTTTGATTAGCAGCCGACTTGTAGAGAAACATTACTTACCTCGCCTCTTTCGACGTTTTAGAAACTTGTATAACAATACCGGACTCAGATACAGAACAAAGGCAAGAACAGCCGCACGAACTTCCGCTCTGTTGCGATAGGTCGCTAGAATCTTTTTCATCCATTTTTCTTCTTCCGCTTTGAAGGTTTCATTATAGTATCCACATGAACGCTATTGACGCTAGGTGAAGATAACTCCACTGTAACTTCTTCAGGCTCTGGTAAGTCCGCACTTATTCTCTGCGCTTTGCCACCTATTGAATAACCTCTTAACTTGCCCGCCTTTACTAAGTCCCAAGCCCAGTCTTTCCATTGGACTCCCATGAAAACTGTATTTGCTGGATAAGTAACTTGGCTTGAAGTACCATCAGCCTTCATCATAGGAACACTTAATTCGTAAGGGAAAGTCATTACCTCTAACCACTCACCAGCAACTACATCTCTGTTATGTTGTAGGCGGATTCTTCTATCGCCTGACTTTACATACTCCCATACTGCGGCTTGCAACTCATCTGAATCAGTCCATTCTGAGTGTGCGTCTTCTTTGTTAGGAATATAAAGAGGCCCTAAAGTAAATTTTCTTTCATCTGCCTTCATAAAAGGTTCTTCATACTTAAATGCTTTTTCTGTTCGGTTAATAATTCCGCTCACCCAACTTTTAGCAGGGTCTCCGCCCCAAGCGTCCCAAGCAACTCTTCCTGCCGAAGGGAAGCCATCTTCACCTTGACTAAATCCTTTTCCTGCCTTATCGCTTTCATGGCGGGCTAAGAAAGAATTCATGCGCCGAATAGTTCTTAAACTTACTGGGCGTCTTGCGGCTAATTGCGCAGCACGAGCACGGCCTACGTCGGTAAAGCCTCCGCCTGCATGTCCTTCTCTAATCCACTCTAACGCTCTTTTTGCGGCTCGGGCAACACTGGCAGGGGGAGTAAAAGTATCTGAGTCTGCCGCTTTATCTAGTTCATCTTCAATTGGTTCAATTAAAGTAGTTACGCCTTCACCAGTCAATCCAAAGGCAACTTTATAGTAATGATACTCGCCTTCTTCCCATTGGTCCACAAATTTTTCTACAAGTACTTCTTCGCCTTCAAATAGTTCTTCTAAATCTATTCCATCAAACACTAATTCAGTATCTAAAAGAACTGGCTGATTAGACATTTCGTCTTTACTAAAATCTAAACCACGCTTAGTCAATTCGGCTGTAATGTAGTGATGTGTGACTAGTGTGGCTGAATTAAGTTCCTCTTGATTTAATTTTTCATAGAGGCCTAATAGTTTTTCTGAAGTGGCTTTTTCAACCGCATCAGGAACATTAGCGTATAAGGCTCTTACATGAGCGGCTGCTTTGGCCTTTGTAGGGTGGCAGGCAACCATTTCTCCTGTATTGGGTTTAATAACTGCATAGGCAGAACAACCCTCAACATCTGTGGCGACTTTATACGGCATGGACTTAGTTTACCCCTTCACAGGCTTCTTAAAGGCTCCCCGCCTCATTAACTCTTTTAGCGCCTCAGGATTATCTTGGGCAGCCATTTCCATTAAGGTTTGCTCAGACATAGTTCCATAATTCAATTTGGTGCAAGTATTGATTACTGGTATTACTTCTTCCATGGTTTATCCCATCCAAACGTCTCGGCCATTTTAACAACTAGAGGATTTGTTGAAGGTTTGCCTCTATCTTGTCCTACAACGTAATCAACAAATGCTTCAGCAAAGGCCTCTGAAGGGTCACTATTTCCATAAGTGCTCATAATTTGCTTACCTAAAACTTCTTCACCTTGATAAGTATAAATTTTACTTAATGTTCGGCGAATTGAAGTGTCTTTAGAAGCGAAATCCAATGGCACATCGGGCTTGTCTATAGCATGACCCCATTCATGAGAAAGTACGTAAGTTCGAACTCCTGTTTTGTATTGGGCTTCCATAGAATGCCCGCCCTGCCTCATTTGATTTGGGTTGAGCGCATCTCCTTTAATCCACATAAACGCTCCGCCTTGCCCGCCTCTTGTCGTTGCTCCGAATGCTGTGTCGTTAGATACATTCTCGATATCGTCACCAATTCTAATAACTAATTGGTCAACAGGATACTTTTCTTGTAAGTCATCTACATCTCTCATAAATGAGCCTTCATTTACAGAGTTATGATGAGGGCTAGCGGATTGATTAGAGAAAACGACTATCTTGCCATTTTTGTAGACTCTTGTAGGTTTTTCTGCGAGATACGCCTCATCAGTTTTCGCATAGTTTTTATTCCATTCAGTTTTACTTATTGGTCGCCTTTCAGCGTTACTTGTTGCCAATCTATGAGAATCGCTAATAAAGGCTACATATTCTTTGTCCGACATTTGGTGCCACTGTCCTTTTTCCCAGTTAGGACCCATGCCGCCACCGTGAGTTTTTTGGTTGTGCCGACCTTGTAAATGTTTTGCGACATCTTTCTTTTTAATAACCGTTAAGCCTACTGTTGATGAATAGCCCAAGTTCTCAATCATTTACTAATCCTAGTTCCCATACTTTGCCTTCTTTAGATAATATCTCAAACTTACTACCTCTAGGTAATAAAAATTCCGCTTCAGTTCTCGTAACTCCGCCCTCTAGTCCTAGTACGCTAGAAGGAAACACTCCTTTCGTTCCTACTGGCAAATCCATCTTAAATACAAAGCCCTGACTAGCAATAGGGTCGTTTTTGTAAGCGAAATCTGCGGCTAAAGATGGCCTTAAAGTAGTACTTACGAATCCTTTGTCTTCAATAACGTCTCCAACTTCCATTCTGCGCCAAAACTCGTTATCTCGCCCGACATTAGATTGTACGCCTCTATACACGGTAATTTTTTGGCTTAAAGGAGGTGCTAGTTCTATCGTTTTATCTAGCCCATCAATATATTTTTGATAGCCCGCCTCAGAAATTTGTGGGTCGCGCAAAGCCTCATTTATTTTGTGTCCGATATTGCCTTGATAGGCGAGGACGGCTGCTCTATTTTCAGTTGCTAATAACTCACCATTTGGGCCTGTTTGTGACAAAGTTATTTCATCTATTTTTTCATCGTAAGCCTGTGAATTAGTAGGGTGTTCACTTGCTTGGTCTCTAATAAAATCTTTTAAGTCGTCATAGACTTTCCCGCCACCAGTTTTGCCTCCTGCATGGCTTTGTTGGTTATGTTTTCCTGGCGCATGTTTCGCGACTTTTGCCATTAGGTCGCCATACTCCTGACCCCATTCGTATCCTTCAATAACTCCGTTGCCCCAAGGTATAAATGAAGTCCTTCCGTACTTATCTGAAAATTTTTGCGCTAAATGCGTAGAGGCTGGCTCAATAGTTTTGCCCCAAGAAATAGTTTTATTCGGAAAGCGTTGGTAAAGTTCATCTACGACTTTCGTAGCATAACCTTTATTTTCTTGGTAACTTCGAATCATATCTATTTCGATTTGATAACTTTTAACATAAGAAACGTAAGCCAATAAATTACCTTTATTATCGCTCATGTTCAAGAAATTAGAAGTAGATGAGGCCATCTCAGAGAACGCCACGCTACCGCTTTTGCCGTGAGCCTTTTGATTATGTTTGCCTTGTAAGTGTTTCAAAACTGGCGCTTCTGCAGGAACAATAACAGCAGTACAACGGCAATTAGGATGAGCAGGCGGCATTTGGTCGCCTGTACTGAAAGGTATAGTCCAAGCAATTTCAAAGCCATTCATTGGCGCACAAACAGGACAAGTTCGTTCATCTCTAGCAGTTATCCAACGTTTAGTAGTTCCAGCAGGAAGTAAATCTCTTTCGTCTGCTTCTATCCAACTTAAATAACGCCCAGCGTTAGTAGCGGCCGATATTTCCGTCCTAGCAATACGTATCGCTCTTTGCTTAACTAATCTAACTCTGTATTTATTGCCCTCTTTCTCGGCTTTCTTAGCGGCTTCTTCATACGTCATTCCATCTTCTAAATACTTATTTAGGCGTTTTTCATAAAAAGTTCCAAGTGCTCGGCTTTGGCGTTTATCTAGTCCGACAGTTTGCCTTAGTTCAGCAATAATTTCTTCTCTTGTAAGTTTAGTCCTTAGCCCATCAGAAATTAAATTAGAAATGGCTTGCTGAGTTTCTAAAGTAATACCTTGGATTCTTTT